ACCTTGATTGCTTTGAGTACGTTAGGATATTCTTTGCCGTTTAAAAACCTAGTAGCTGCTTGTGCCGGGAACTCGAACCCAGCTCTTCTTGCAGCCTCAGTCTGTGTGCAATTATCATTTACATAATGCCAAACAAAGGCTGTTTGCATATCAGTCAGTTCAAACTCTGGGTCATCTTCAAACGCCGTTGGTTTATCAACCAAAGGTGTATCAGGAGCTTTCTTACCTTTCTTCTTATAATTAGCCATCAAATGTCCTTAAATCTAATAATAGGGTAGAGGGTAGAGGGTATGCTTTCCCTATTCTTATATATTTATATATTAGCCATATAATATATATGCCTGTACACCTATATTATTATAATTATTATTATTAATAATAATACTATACCCTATACACTAATAACACTATAAACAACGGTAGAATCAGCGTTTACGGTCAGGGTAAGGAAAAGGGTATCAACCCCTCTTACTGTACCCTATCCCTCACACCAGACGCATAAAGCTGTAATGTTGAGCAATTTACTATGCCCTACCCTACCCTGTCGTTACCTTGCTCTAAATATGTAAAACAAACATTGCAAAGCTTGGTCTGATAAATGCCTTAAATGTTTAGGTATTTTTCTTCTATCCAATTAATACTCCATGTTCTTAAATATGTGTTTAATCACTTCAACCGTCCATCCATTGCCTAATAAATCCTTTGCTTTGTTTTCTGGCACACAATCAGTATATCCTTTTGGCACGGTCTGTAATTCCTCCCATAAAGTAGAGGTAGGCAAATAATATTTACCATCTTTGTGTAAAATTACAGATGAAGATTTGGTTTGACTATTGCCTTGTGCAGTAAGAGTTGGGTGCTTGCCCTTAATTTCTGTTTTATTGTAAGGATTAAACAAAACTGGCTTACTTCCATATTCCTTGTATTTTTTCTTTACATACTCTACGATTTTTATTTCTCTCCAAAAAATCATGTTGTTTCCATGTTCTTAAATATGTGTTTTATAACCTCAATAGTCCACCCATTGCCTAACATCTTATATCTCTGCGTGTTAGACACATGGTTTGTGTAGTTGTCCGGGACTGTCTGCAAGCGTTCACACTCCAAGGGTGTGAGCTTACGCCATGTTAGGTTTTCTTCAACCACAACACTATCTTTACCTACTGTTGTAATAGCGTTTGTTTTATTGTCCTCTCGAACTTCGAGTGTTTGCTTTGTTTTTCCTGCTACTGAGTCACCAAATCTATCCATGCGTTTACCATCTTTGTCATAAGCTCTACCAACCACACGACCACCTTTTACCACTAAACTATCTTTGCTTACTGATGAAACAGCGTTTGACTTATTATCTTTACGCAGTTCTAACATTTGTTCAGGCTTAGTTTCTTTCCAACCAACATGCTTTCCATCTTTATCTTTTGACCTAGCTCGTAAAGCACCACCAACAACTACCTTAGGTTCTCTATTACCACCTTGACAGGTGTTGACCGTAGGCGACTTACCATCTGGACTATAGACTCGTTTCAGCACATCATGTCCGTTTATATCTACTGCTGTGCCTACTTGCTTGGGTTTAGTTTCTTTTATTGCTTTCTCGTTTACCCACATGTTGCCATTACTGCTATTGGTTCTAAGCGTTGTTGACTTATTTCCTTTAACAGTCTTCTTGTTGTATGGGTCATTAAACTCTGCGTTTACATCTTCAACATACTTTTCAACTGATTGTTTAGATATGTATTCTTTTTTTGTTTCAATCATCTGCTCTTTGTTTGATGCAGTAAGCGTAGGTGACTTACCTTCTTCGCTGTAAACTCTTTGTGTGCTTTCAAATACACCGTCACGATACTCAAACTCCATGATGGACTTATCATACTTATTGGTCTTGATGTTTAGTATTTCTTTTAACTGAGGCCAATGCTCATCTGATGGTATAGCAAAGTATTCGCTACCAAGGTTTCTAAAATAATGTTCTACCGTAGAATATTTATCGTCAAGCACTTCAGCTATCTCTTTTTTACTCATACCACACTTGGCATAATGGCTGAGAATACATTGTTGCAATCCAACTATATCTACCTCATGCTTTCTAATCTTTACTTGCTCTACGTTCATGCCTACCTTGATAGGTCTTGTCGCTACATTTGTTCTATCAGCAAATGAAGCTGTAAGGCTGTGACTTTTACCATCTTCGTGAAACACCCTGTCCTGTATGTAAGGCTGTTTACCACTTGCTTTTTTACTTGGGTTTATTTGATTTGGCTTATTAGGAACTAAGGTCATACCATTATTGCCTGCACCCTTGTACATGGTAGCTGTCATACACAAAGACTTCTCATCTTCATCCCTATAGTGCCTTTGATTTCTTTCTGTGTCCTTGACAGGTTGCTCATCTGTTTCTGTCTCCAATATGTCCCTCAGCACCATGCCTTTATCTTCAGGCTGTTTGACTCCGGGTATGTTGGTCCAATAGTATCTTTGGCGAGATTGTGCTGACAACAACGAGCTATTAATAAAGATTGGTTCTATGCCAAAGGTTATCTCAGGATAACACTCTGACACTTGCTCAGAGATTACTTGTAGAAACTCTTTCTTCATTCTTACATTCTCTAACAAAAAATACTTTGGCTTGATTGCTTTGAGCAAGCGTATAAATTCAAAAAACAATGCACTCCTTGGGTCGTTAAAAGCAAGCTGTTTGCCTGCAAAACTAAATCCCTGACATGGACTGCCTGCAAGCATTAAGTCTACATCCATGTAATCTTTGGGGTCTAGGTCACATATATCACCAACTTGTATGATGTCTGGATAGTTTGCTTGGCTGACCTGTATAGCATACTTATCTATTTCACTAGCGTAGTAAGTTTCGACAGGTATGCCTAGTTGGTCGAGTGCGATACGACCACAACTCATGCCATCGAATAAACTTAATACTTTCATCTACTTCTCCATTCTACATGTATATAACTAGCCACACAAAGAACATAAGACTGCCTACAGCAATCCAATATATCTGCTCATCGTGTTTCATTGTATTTCTGCTCTGCTATTATCATGCGTATCTCGTTTCTGTCGTTGGTTTCATCTAGGTTGTAAGTATCACACACAATGCGCACCTCTTCCTCCAACCAACCCTTTGCATCTGCTTGGACTACTTTTTTAAATACTTCTGCTTTGGAGTCTTTCACGCTACCTCTTGTAAAACTTGTTCATGTATTTTTGGGTAACTTGCAATAAAATTATCTATAGCTTCTTTCATGTCTTTTGTGTACCAAAAGTTATTGAACAAAATTCTTACTATCCTGTCTTGATACAGCTCGTTATCTTTCCAAATAACATCTGGCATATCGATAATACAATAAACCATTTGTCCTGCTGTTGAGCCATGTTTACGACTCCACATACGCTGATAATTAAAACCTTTGTAATTTCTACTAGGGTTTTCTTTTTTTGAACCACCACATCCAATATCTTTAGCCATTACGCTGCCTCCACATTTTGTAATGTTTGAATTTCTTTTTCTAACTTTGCAATTTCCTTAGCTATTGTACGTTCATAAGCAGTATCAATCTCACTTTTTTGCATCCATTTTTGTATGTTAGCTGTCCTCATAGCCTTTGAAGCAATTTTGTGAGCCAACTTAATTTTTTTAAGGGCACGATAAGCAACACCAAGCTCTCTTAACTCATTTATACCAGCTTCGTGATAATTGTTTACCATCTGATATTCTTCAGTAAGCTCTGCATCAAGCTTGTCTTGTTGGCGCTTGTGTCTTCTTTTGGCGTTGGCAAGTTCTCTCTTCATGTGTTTGAGTTCCTCTTGCTTTGTCCAAATTGTTAGGTTTGTGTTTTCCATTTTTTCTCCTTTTTATTTGATATACCTATATTATACACAGCTAACATTTATTATCAACACTTTTCAACACTTTTATTTAATTATTTTTCATCTGCAATTATGATTGCTCCATCAACTTTTATGTCAGTAAAGTTTAATCCACTGACCTCTTCGTTGTTGACTTTAAATATCACATCACGAACCAAGAGCCTAAGCATAGCTGCTTTCTGATACAAGTTTAATCTTGCATAAGCATCAATCACTTCTTCGCCTGTCATCTTGCTTGCGTTTTGCAAAGCATCATCTTTTTTACCAAACATATATATCTCCTTTTTTAAAACGGTGACTCATCCCAAACCTTATTGTCTTCAGGTAAGTCAATTAAATTTACATCATAAACTTTTTTGCCATTGGTCTTTCTTGGCTCAACACCACGGTCAGTCAAGACTCTACTTGCATCTTTGAAATCTATGTTACGAGGATTGCGTATACCCAATGCACGGAGCAAAGCTGTGAGTTGCCATGGCTCTTTGTCTTCTACATCAGCCATGAAGTCAACGTGTTGCAACAGCAAGTCTTCGACCGCACCCTGTGTTCTAAAACCTTCGTTGCTTTCTTGCAACATATCTCTTTCTTCTGTAGTTAGATACCAGTTCTTATGACCCGGCTCATAAATAGTTGCTTTAACTTCTGCCCACACTTGTTGCATATCAATACCATGGTGCGGGTTTATGTCTGTAACCTTAATGCACCAAAATCTTCTATTACCACTACCGTCTGCTAAAAAC